CAAAAAATTTAAACTATTCTGATTTATCGTAAGACTATCGGTAGGATTATTATTATCGTTAAAAGTTAATGAATTTGAAGTTAATTTTGAATTTGAATTACTAGATGGGTACTCTGCAATTTCTATTGCTGGATTACCAACAGTATTAGATATAAATATATACTGGTCGCCACCCATATACGAAAATTCCAAAGAATTATTGTTTAATGTGGTTGAATTATTTAAGTCCGCCCCATTTTTGATCTGAATAGGATCGGTAAAAGTTTGGTTATTTTTAATTACTGACATTTTATTTTTTCCTTAAATTTGATGACCTGCTGTTGCTAATGAGTAATAACCCACCCATTGAATGGTTGTTGCAGTGAGTCCAGTCACTTGAATTTCGACATCAGTGCCGTTTATGACGACATCTAGGTTTAAACCCGCATCTGTCTCTCCCCCGCTAATCCAAGGATCAGTTGTAAAAGAAACAGTTCCCCCTTGGTTATTGGCAATAACGGTAAAGTTATAACCAATACTTTTTGAAGGAGCGGCTGAACCGCCAGAACCTGCTAAAAATCCTGAAATAAACACACTTTGATCTGTGGGAATTGCAATTGTTCCCGCAGCAACTGGAGTTGCATCTGTTGTATCAATATTAATTGAAATCACCGGCAAACTTGCCCCATCAGCTGCTGCTGTTAAGCGTCCATATGCATCAACTGTAATGTTGGCGCTTGTATAGCTGCCTGCGGTCACACCGGTTGCTGGAAGATCAGCTTGGATGTTTCCGCTTGTTGTAATGGGGGTGTTGGCAATTGTTAGGGTGCTATTAGGTGAAACAAGTCCCACTGATGTAACGGTTCCCGTTCCAGCAATAGGGGAATTATAATTAACAAGGATTCGATTATTTGCAGGATCTGCACTTACAGAACAAGCAGAACCGCCAGTTCCTGTAAAGTGAAGCTCTGGATACGCACCAACTGAAGTTCCAGCATTAGCACTTGCTTTAATTAACTGCACTGTGGTTTGTGGAACAACCCCAAATAAAGGATCTCCACCAGAACCTACCGGATTATTAACATAGATAGAGCTATCATGTGTCAAAATTACAGGTACTAATTGCTTATTGGTGGCATTAAATACCAACAATCCTGAAGTGGCTAAATTTTGAAGGGAAGATAGAGCACCGGTTGATGTAATCGTTGCCGTTCCTCCAGAACCACCAGAGTTTAATTGGATACCGTTTGTTGCTGTTAGGCGCTGACTGTTAGGTAGCGCACTATCTGATGACATTAAAAGGTAACTTGAGGTAGAAGGTGCATCAGCCATAAAAGGTCTCCTTAATGATAAACAATGCTTAAATTTAAAAAATTATTTGCTACTAACGGTCCGCTTGTTTCATTTTGTTCTAACTTTGGAATATCCAAAGGTTCTGAAACATTTCCTTCAATTTGCATTCCTAAAGAAAACCCACCGGTCGTTCTGTTATTTGCGTAAAATTCAGTCAAAATATTTGGTATATATACTATAATACTACCAAGTAAAACCCCAGTAAAATTAATTATATCATTATTTAATTGTTCTTCAGTTAAAAGAATAGATCCAGACATTCCTTCTAAATCCACTGTTACTGATGTGGTTTGTGCGTTATAAACAACAGGGTCTGGACGAGCGTGATCTAGGGGAACGGGATCCAACTTAATAATAGGAATTAAATTTTGAGGGTTGGGAACGTCTTGATACTTTGGGTTAACATAAAACCCAGTCCAGTAAAGCCCCATACCTGCATATTCATATTGCTTGACCATTTTGGCATGCTGAACCATTAAACCGCTGTAATCACACACACCAAGCCCTCTAGGCTTAGAACGCATTTGACGAGTGTATTTTCCTTTAGCGCCAATCCTCATGGTCTTAACCACGCAAAATCAGGATTAATTGAAAGAGGAGAATTCGATTGGTTAGTAACAGCTGCTTGTTGATACGCTTCGTCGCGTCTTTTTTCTAGTTGCATAACCTTATCTAATGAAACATTAAAGAAGGGTTTTTCACTCAATCTAAATGCTACGTCAGCTACCAATGCATCTAAAAACCTGCGTGGAACATCAAACTGCTCAAACAAATACACAACATCTTGGGGGTAAAAATAGCCCGTATAAAGAAGAGCGGTGTATTGAATATTTGATTGAGAACCAGGAACTGGCCACAACGTAATCGTTGGGTTAATTTGCTGATTAAAGAAATACGACGTAGAAACATAGTTAGCTATTTGTTTATTAGCAAGTTGCATCCACTGAGTATAGGAAAGTGACCCTAAAGCTCGATCGCCTTGGCCTTGAGACTGAGGTTGAGAAAAGTATAATTGCTCAATTGCTAATGTGGCGCCTGATGTTTCTAAAATACGCCAATAACGCGCATTCAACGAATTGGTTAAAACAATCCACCCCACTTGATTTTGGTTGTAATTAATCAATTCAGGGGAATTAAGCGTAATCCATTGTGTTCCATCAAAAGAATACTGAACCGCTATTTTATAGACAGAGCTATTATTTAAGGGCTGAATACCTACATAAGTGACTGAGTATTCATTTTCAGTGCCGTAGTCATAGCCGATATACCCATTTGCATCCGCTAAAGTACATCCGCCTGTAACATTAGGATCAAAGACATTGGCGGCTGACCCACTAGCAACCGTTGAAGAAATTGCACTGCCGCCTGTATTTAATCGTTGAGGTTGAATAGCGATAACATCAACAATGTTTGTTAAAGTGGCAGGAAGCTGATAGGTAGCTTGTCCGTTATAAAGGCTTACCATTTGTCGTTTGCGCATCCAGGGAGTGGGAATGTTTCCCATCCAAGCGCTTAAGGTAAGATTTGAAGAAAAAATCGCCTCTTCTGCATAAGCTTGAGAGATTCTGTTTGCTTCTATGCCTATGCGAGCAAAGATTTCCCGAACAAATTTATCAATTTGAGTGGTGATACCAAAAGTGTTTGAATTGCTTGTTGCCATTCACTATCTAGACCTTCCTGAGCCTCGATGATGAAAACTCTTAAGAGTGGCCGCTAGATGCGCTTGACGTGCAATTTTAGGATTAGAGCTGTGCTCTGCTCTTTTAAGCTTCTTTAAAGGAATTTTTTGCCCTTGCGGAACACCTAATGCTTCATGAAGTTTTCCCTTGCTAGATGGAGGTAAAGCTTTTTGAATCCATTTTTCTTTTGCCATTACTTAATTCCCTGTTGCAAGAACGTGAAAATCAAAGAATTGGCAGTAAGAGGATCTGTTTCTGCAATGGAAAGCCACAAAGACGCAATTGGGAAATCCAATTTAGTAATCTGATTATCGGTAGCGGCTGTCATGCTAGTTGCCACCGCAAATGCAGGTATTTCCCCACCAATAAAAGGTACAAAGTTGCCGCTATTAGCGCCTGGATAAGAGGGCTTATTTAAGCTTTGATAAGCTGTGTACTGAATTGATGAACCAGTTAAAACTTGCACAGAACACGATGCATACCATGCACGGCGATCATAATCAGGAAAAATGTATGTGGTAATTCCTGTTGTTCCAAGGCCAGCGCTAACGTTTGTGACGGCACCATCTACAGAAATACTGTCTACTCTTTTAAAAATAACAGTTGTTTCTACATTGTCATTGTTGGGTCCAGTAACCGTGTCTGAGATCGGTTGATTCAAAGAGCCAGTAGGGTTTCCATTAGCATCAACAGCAGAACCTAATCCAGTAACTGTAAAATTAACTCCCGATAAATCATCGGGGCTGGTGATAAGCAAAGTGCGCGCCACATTATTAGGATTAGCGCCACCCATATAATATGGACCCTTAGGCATCGTTTGGGGTGCCACAGGATAGGCTAATGCATTTTGAGGACCCACATTTGTCGTAATAGTTAGGTTACCGGCTCCCCCTAAATCTTGCAGGGGAGCGATAACATCATTATTTCCGACAGCGGGCTGCCATAAAATTATGGTTGCTAAACTCATTATGCAGGTGTCCCTGTATAATATTGTTTTATACCAACCTGATCATCAATCGTAATTGAGCTACGTGTTTGAAGATCTGTGCTTGAAGAACCGCCAGCTGGTAACTGAGCATCAGCTTGCTGATCAACAAAGGCATCAAACCCATCAACAAACGCACCAAAATGCAACTGTTTTAATCCATTAGCCGGTGTAGAGGGCTCATAAGTACCTCGAACATCACCTGTATAAGCGGTAGCTGTTCTTTCATCTGCTGGAGTAAATACACCTAATGGCGTAGCAAAATCAGCTTTTGCCATATTATTAGGGAAGATAATCCAGTTAAATGTAGAAGTATCTAAGTTAGCTAAAACGTTTGCGTTAGTTTTTGATTGAACAGTAAAGCTTGTTCCTGCCACAATTGCTGTGACATCTAGCCAAGTTCCTTGAGTGCCGGCTGGTGTATTGTAGCACATCAAAATAACACTATTTGCTGCAACACCCGCAGTTGTGATAGTTGCGGTTCCAGCAGCAAGCGTACCTGTTCCTTGAGTCAGGCCTTGAACATTTGAAAGAATTGTCCAATTAACGGTAGACGTGTCTAGTGCACTTGATGAATTAATAACAAAACCAACAGGACCCAAATTAGGATTTGCATTAATGGTTGCAGTCGGAACTGAAAGAACACCTGGGGTTCCAGCAATTGTTGCATAGCTTACCAATATTACACTTGTAGCTGTAATATCTTTTGTGCTTACAAATACTGATCCAGCTGTCATGTTAGCACTTGTACCGCTTACCCAATCTTGCGGCATAATTGCCCATTCAGCACTAGAGGTTTCTGTTGCCGCTGTTGAAGTTATAGTAAAGCTAATCTGAGGATTAATTCTGCTAATAGACCATGGTCCATGAGCCGTACCAAAAGTACTTACATTAGTGTGAATAATGCTATTAGCACTCACATTAGTAGATGCAACAGTTAAAACACCGGCAATCATTGTTCTTACGCCAGCAATTGCACCTTTATTGGTAGTGTCACCAGAAACATAAGGCGGGTTAATAACTACCCAATTTACATATGAATCATCAGCTGCTTCAGAAGAGGTGATTATAAAAGAAGTATTGTCGGTAATGTTTGCTGTGCCGGTCGATAAAATACCCTGAGTTCCCACTACATTTGTGCAAGAAACCTGAATATTGCTTCCTTTAGTAACCGCTTCCGTGTTAACGGTTACGGTACCGTTATTTAACAGGGCAAAGCCCCCATAAGGAGCGGAAGTTGGATCTTCTTCAGAAGTAGACATATCTGATGCATCACCCCAATTAATAAAGGAAATATCACCTACTGAATTGAGTTTGTAAGGCAATCCAAATGTATCCGTTGTTTGCAGCTGAATAGTAGCAGCACCGCTTGCTCCATTAGAATAAGCGCCAGTGATTGTGTAAAAAGCTTTTAAGAAGCTGTAATCACCTTGAGCGTTAGCTACAACCGATGCTTGCAATGGAACACCGTAGTAATCCGTTCCAAATACTGTAAACGTAACGTTGGCACCAATGTTGTTTGTCAAAACAGACAACTGAGGAACACGTGGCCAATCGCACTGAATAATAACGTTTCCGTTACCGCCAATTGCAGAAGATGTCACATACCCATCAGCTGATAGAGTCAAATACCCTGCTCCTGTAACTGTAACAGGCGCACTGTAGCCGACAATGTTTCCAGCACCACTTGGTCCTCTAGGGATAATGTTGTATGTCCCTATTGATGATAAAAGAAGTCCTTGTCCCCACTGTTGATAAGAATAGGGAGTAAGACGAGAGTTTGGACCAGTTCCAGATACAATGGTACGTGTAAGCACAGGGCCTACACGTAAACCATCATCAAATTCCGTGCCCAAAGGAAAATTTGAATTTGTTAAATATGCATTAAATGCCATTTTAATTTCTCCTTATTGAGCAGATGAACCTTGAACACCAAACACAGCGCGCCAGTTAGAACATCCAAAACTGTAACGTTCAACCGCCCGGATTGTGGTGTTGTCCGTTAAGGGGTCCATAATAAAGTCTATATCCAGGTTACTTCTTTGATACATTTTAAACCCTTGAGTTTCTGATGTAGTGATAAACCAGTTATAGGGATTGGTCAGGAATGGGTTGACAATCATGCCACCTGGTAAATACTTACCATGAGAAATCGCATTGATGTCGTTGTTGCCAGTTCCTGTTCTAAACGCAGAATTTAAAATGCGACTTGCTTGGAATTGCAAACGAGAAGGCACTAATAATGACTGCGGATCCAGGTTGATGTTCAAACCAGCTTGGTTTAACCACTGTTTGATAATAGTAATCGCTTCTTCAATCGCTGATTCTGTTAAGCCAACCTGGTTCTCAAATGTGTTAGCCAATGTACCTGTAGCAATAGGCTGGGCTGTAGAACACAAAGGTTGTCCATTTGAAACTTGAGACTGTTCATTGAATGCGTTGTTAAATTGATACATTGCATTTATATTGCGCAAAGTCGATAAAGAGTTGCGTAATTGAAGTGCAATCTGTGGGAATTCGGACTCATAAAGGTTATCTTCTATCATCCCTCTTGACAATTGTACCCCTATGCCGTAAAATTGATGAAAATAACTAGTTGTGTATGCTTGTTGGACATTTCCCATCGCCACAGAAGCACCGTCCTGCTTTAATTTTCCAAGTCCCAAGCCTTCCATTTCGACTTCATACTCAACCGCTTTATCGGATTTAAGTATTTTGTAAACAGATTTAAAAAGTTCCGGATATGTATTCCAGTCTCCAAAAACTGCTGCTAATCCGGGCCTCAGCTCGGAAGGTATATTACTGCGAGTAACTAATGCCATTTATATATCTCCTCTATACTAGAGTTCTCATTACTCGGAAGTAATGGTTGTTAATTAATACTTGAACGTTGTTATATAGTTGGCCTGAAACGTTTCTCGAATCAGTGCTCAAAGAGTCGATATAACAATTAAACAAAAATGCGTATGTAGAAGGTGTTATCGGATTAATCACAGGTGCCGTATCAACAACACCGGTTGTGCGCGTTGCGCTCTCCATGTTAATGCTGACGTAAGACTGACCAGTGTTTGTGTTTCCAGCTACAATGCCGCTAGTTGGAGTTGTTGTTTGATACGTTACATAAGCGTATTTTCCACAAGAATTCTCTGTAGCTCCCACATTCCCAGTTACCTGAGCGTTATACAGAACCGTTGGATCAATAATGACATCAGCAACAGCTGGTGCATTTCCAAGTGTTAATGTGTTAGCAGGCCAAAATGGACGACCAGGACTTGCTGGATCTACCGGGCTTACAGCTGTTGGCACTGTATATTGACATCCGTTAAAAACTCCAATTGCTGGTGAATCTGCATAACCAGGAATAGTTTGATCTGTGATAGGCAGCACATTTATTAAATCAAAAAGATTTCTAAGATATCCATTTGCATCTATGTAGACGAGATCGCCTTTAAAAATGTTTTGACCGTATCCAGACTCAATTAAGTAAGTAGCCATTTGGCCATTCCATGAGGAATTGCTCTGCGTTTCAATCGCCTGTAATCCCCACGGTTTATTTTGCCCATAAGACATAATAATTCCCTCAAAAAATAATAAGTTAAGTTGTGTGTTTTCAAGGATTGAACGCCAGGATGGCGCTGCAGCTTACATACCTTTTTGTAAGCTGGAGGACATATAAAAAAAGATACAAGGCTAATGCCAGGATATTTAAATACTAATGTCCATAATATTTAAATATTTAGTCAACAGACCACAAATATTACTTAACTAATATTATAAGTATACTTATTTTTACTTGTCAACATTAATTACGTCCATGTCGCCAAAATTGTCCTAATGGTCCTCGATAAGATTTATCTTCCAAGACCATGTGTTTAGACATTTCTTCATGGCGTCTGTTGTTTTTTAAGAATTCTTCGTTTTCTGCATCATCTAGATATTTCGGGCGTTTCATGAGGATTTGTCCGCCTTTGCGAACATAGTCATTGTTAAAATCTTCACGCTTTCCAAAAAGATCTGTGACATAACGCTGCGATAATTCTGGGTGTTCGCTTTTTTTAACCGGTTCATATCCACGCTCACATGCATTATCTACAGACTCTTGCCAAGGCATATTGGCGGTCATATAAGGCACAAAAGCATATACATGATCAGGATCGCTCTCACGTACAGATTTAGGCACATTAAATCGACTGCCTTGAAAGAAACTAATAGATTGACGTTTTTCTGCATCTCTTTCGCTTCCTTTTTTAGGAAGAGGCCTAGTTGGACGCTTAAAAGTTATAGATTCAAAGGCAGCTTGATCATTAGCAGCTGTATTGGTGTTTTCACTCATTTTTTTATCCCTTCCTACATTCTCACACTAAATCTTGGGTCGTGACCTTGACGGCTATAAAACGCTTTTTTCTCCGCATATTTCTTAATTGCTTCTTCGCTTGATAAAAAGCTTCCATTACCGCTTGGATGAGGAATTTGCAGATTGCGCGCAATCCTGTATTCCGCAGGAGTCAGTGTCATGACAGGTTTAGAATTTGATGATTTAACAGCGTACTGGTCGGCCATTGATGCCCCAGCTCTATTAACGCCGCCTACTTTAGACGCAGGACGTGATTGTTGTTGCATAGCAGGTTCCTCTATATCTTGGGGGGATGTTTGATTTAAGCCATATTGAGCGTTCATGTATTTTTCTAAGGATTCATAATAAGCATCGGTTCCGATCAAATCTGATTGGTTGTTAAACTTAAGGCGCTTATTAAGATCACGAGCCGCTTCATTTATTTCAGTCCACAACTCTTGATCAAATGAAGAAGAATTCTGATCAGCCCAAGGATTTCTTTCTAAGAAATTAAGGGTTGCCTC